ACTGCAGCTAATACAATTACAGCAGCCGAATCAGGCACTCGTTTTGTTATGAATACTGCAACAGCTAGAATACAAACTCTACCTTCTCCTGCAGCAGGTTTAGAGTATTGGTTTTATGTCGGAGCAACTGAACCTACAGGTACACATACAATAGTAACAGCATCTAGTGCTAATATTATTGTAGGTAATGTGTCTTCTCCCGAAGATGCAGCAGGAAGCGTAGCTACAGTAACAGATGCAGATACTATTTCATTAGTAGCTAGTAAGGCAGTACATGGAGATTTTGTTCATGTATGGTCTGATGGTACTAATTGGTATCTTGATGGACAATGCAAAGTTCAAGACGGAATTACTACAACCCAAGCAGGTTAGTAGTATAGTCTAGAGCATTGACTAGTATTAATTCGTAAGAGGAGAAGGAATTTTATGTTTGCTTCTCCCTTACACTTTTAATTAAAAAGGAAAGATAATGTACGAAAAAAGAAAAAACAAGAGGTACGGTGGTGGAATGGAACGCCAACCATATAAGAAAGGTGGTAAAGCAGGAACACAACCTTCTTATAGTTCTGGCGAAATGCCTAAATGTATGCCTAAATAGTTATGAAAGTTAAAGCACCTAAAGGATACCATTGGATGAAGCAAAAAAATGGTGGGTTTAAACTAATGAAGCACACAGGTAAATTTACTCCGCACAAGGGAGCAACCATGAATGCAAACTTTGCAATTCAAAAACAACATAAAAAATAATGGCAACAACCTATTTACAACTTACTAATGAATTACTAAGAGAACTAAACGAAGTTGTTTTAACTTCGTCTAATTTTAGTGCTGCAATTGGTATACAAGCTCACGCAAAAGATTGCATTAATAGAGCATACAACGATATAGTAATGGCAGAACCTCAATGGGGATTTTTAGCTACAGGAGAAAGTGGAGCAACTGATCCTTTTTATGGTAATGTTTATGTTGAAACAGTAGCAGGAACTAGATGGTACGAATTAAAATCATCCAGTTCTAGTGTTACTACAGACTACGGAGCAATAGATTGGGATAATTTTTATCTTACAACTATTGGTGTAAGTGGAGAAAGTGCTCCATACACAAGTCAAAATTTAAAATTTATAAATTCTCCTGATTGGGTAAGATACAGAAGAGAATCAGAAAATGCAGATGATTCGGACAGTCAAAGTTATGGTGAACCTACACATGTAATTAGAAGTCCTGACACAAGAAAATTTGGTTTAAGTCCAATACCTGACAAAGTTTATAGAGTATGGTTTTTTGCTTGGGATTTACCTACAGCATTAGATGCTCATGGAGATACAATAGTTTTTCCTGATGTATATGCATCTGTTCTTATGGCTAGAGCAAGGTATCATTTTCATCAATTTAAAGATTCTCCACAACAAGCAGCTTTTGCATTACAAGATTACAAAGAAGGATTAAAGAAAATGCGTTCAAACTTTTTAAATCCTGAACCAAATTATATAACAGACGATAGACTTTATTTCTAATGGCAACACAACCATACGCATTAGCATGTGAAGGAGGCCTAGACAAAGCTTCTAGTTCTTTTGAATTACTTCGTAGACCTGGAGCAGCAACAAGGTTAAGAAATTTTGAAGTAGATGTTGCAGGTGGTTATAGAAGAATTAATGGCTTTTCAGTATTAGGAGGAGGAAGTGCTGCTAGACCAAATAGCACTAATCAAGTATTAGGCTTACATGTATATGCAGATGGTGTAATAGCTTGTTCAGGTACTAATATTTATTTTAGTTTAGATGGAACAAGTTGGTTACAGATTAATAGAGATAGTGTAGCAGGTGGTGGAGATAACTACAGTACCTTTACAGGACGTAGTGCTTTAGCAAGAACTTCACAAAGCAAAGCACACTTTATAACTTACGAAGGCGATACAACTTATGGAGAAGTTGTAATTACAGATGAAGGATCAGGTGTTAAACCTTTTTACTTCAAAATGACAGGTACTGGTGCATTAAGTGATAGAACTTATTATGCTAAAGAGATTACAGTAAGTGGAACACACTATCCTAAGTTCTGTACAATACATGATAAACATTTAGTAGTAGCAGGAGCAGCTACAGCACCGAATACTATTTTTTATAGTGGCACAAGTGATATAGATGATTTTACTACAACTGGTTCAGGTAGTATTGTATTAGATGATCAAGTAGTTGGACTAAGAAGTTTTAGGGATGATTTAATAATTTTTTGTAGAAATAGTATTTATAAATTAATAAATATAAATAATTCATCTACAATAGCTGTACAACCAATTACACAAAACATAGGTTGTTTAGATGGAAAAAGTATTCAAGAGATTGGTGGTGACTTAGTATTTTTAGCACCAGACGGAATAAGAACATTAGCAGGTACAGTAAGAATTGGTGACGTTGAGTTAGGAACAGTTAGTAGAGCTATACAACCTGTAATGAAAGACATTGCAGATAATATAGGAAGTTTAAATGTAAGCAGTCTTGTTATTAGAGATAAATCTCAATACAGACTTTACTATGGTTCTGATTCAACAGGTGATGCTTCAGAAGGAATAATTGGTACACTTAAAACAAATGAGCAAGGGTTTACTCAATTTCAATGGGCAGAAACTTTTGGAATAGACGCAAGTGCAGCAGCAACTTCAGGATTTAATTCAAGTGGAGTTGAAAAGCATTATCATGGAGATTATGCAGGAAGAGTATTTAACCATGATACAGGAGATAATTTTTTAAATACATCAGGTACTGAAACAAATATAGTAGCTGAATATCAAACTCCTGATTTAGATTACGGAGATTTAGGAACATTAAAAACTTTAAAATACGTTAAAGTTTCAGCAACACCAGAAGGAACAGTAGCAACAAAATTAAGAGTAAGATATAATTACGATGATACAGACATACCACAACCTTCTGATTATACTTTATCAATAGATAAACCTTCGTTGTTTGGAACAGCAGTATTTGGGGCAACTGCAGCACATGTATTTGGAGCATCTTCTGACCCTATGACACGACAAGCAATAGAAGGAAGTGGACACAGTAATTATTTTAGAATATTTAGTGATGACCAAAATTCCCCATATACAATTAATGGCATATATATAGATTACGAACCTTCAGGGAGACAATAAAAATGGCACAGAGTTATACACGACAAAGTTCAATGAGTGATGGTGATACTATCACAGCATCTTTATTTAATAACGAATACAATCAATTAGTAAATGCATTTGCATATAGTTCAAGTAGTGCTAGTTCTACAGGGCATAGGCACGATGGAACAGCAGGACATGGTGGTAACATCCACACAATAGGAGATTTAGATTTTCTTAATAAAATAGTTGTAGATAGTACAAATAATCGATGGGGAGTATTTGTAGAGGTATCTTCAGCAGCAGTAGAACAAATTAGAATACAAGACGGAGCTATCGTACCAGTAACAGATAACGATATAGATTTAGGTACAAGCTCATTAGAATTTAAAGATGCATACTTTGATGGTACAGTAACCTCAGATGCTTTTGCAGGTCCATTAACAGGAGATGTTACAGGTAATGTATCAGGAACTGCAGCAACTGTAACAACGGCTGCACAGTCTAACATTACAAGTTTAGGAACTTTAACAACTCTTACTGTTGATAATGTTATAGTCAACGGAACTACAATAGGTCATACATCAGATACAGATTTATTAACCCTTACAAGTGGTGTATTAACAGTAGCAGGAGAACTAGATGCAACTACACTTGACATATCAGGCAATGCAGACATAGACGGAACTACTAATTTAGATGCTGTAGATATTGATGGTGCAGTTCAGATTGATGCAACTCTTACTGTAGGTGTTGACGATACAGGTTATGATGTTAAATTCTTTGGAGATACAGCAAGTGCTTACATGCTTTGGGATACATCAGCAGATGATTTAGTTTTAGCAGGTGCTGCAGGAATTGATGTAGCAGGTGATATAGATGTTGATGGAACTTCTAACTTAGACAACACAGATATAGATGGAACACTAGCAGTAGATGGAACAACAATTTCATTAGACGCAACAACCTCATTAAATATAGATAACTCTAATACTTCAAATGGTATTACTATAGGTACTGCAACATCAGGTGTGCCAGTTTCAATAGGTCACAC